ATACTGGCAGGGTAGATGAGAAGATAGAATGGCATCATGCTTTTATATACGCTGGCAGACAGGTAAATGAAAAATGGTGTATAATTCCATTGATCAGGAGTGTTCACAAAAGAGAAAAAGAACAGGAGCTTCGCAAAAGAATTGATTGGATTATATTTAATCGAGCAACTGATGAACAGTTAAAAAAATATAGTAAGGCTGTGGATTACTTGTGGATAAGAAATATGTTGAATAAAAAATACGGTAAATACAAGGAAAATTGGTATTTGACATAATAGCAACAGCTTGGTATAATTAAATTATAATAGACCAAAATGGTCAAGTTAATTAATTAACAAAAAAAGTCTATGTCAGACAAAAAAAAGTACGAAGTGATAAGTAAGAACGTTTTTAATGACGGAGAAAATCACGAGACCGGTGCAATTATTGAATTGACCGATGAAAGGGCAAAGGAAATCGAGACATCAGTTAAATTAGTTGACGGCGAAGTCGCAACTGAAACTGCTGAAACTCCAGCCGAGGATAGCGAAGCTACTCCTGATGAAACTCCAGCTAATGAGGGAACCACACCATCACAAGATGGCGAGGATACACCAGAAGCATAAAATTAAAAAATGACCATTGTATAATTACGGTGGTCATTTTCTTGGTAAATCTAGTGTTGGCGGAATTGTGAACTTTGAAGTTTATAAAAGAGTCTACGTAATTATAGGTGGTAATGAATTTGTGATTATTGAAAAGGCCGATTAGTTTACTAAAAAGCTTGATTGAGAAAGCAAAGGATTTACATTGATAAGATGGGCATACGTAGTGCCTGCTCTAACCAAATCCTGTCAATTCCGTTGGCACTAGGAATATCACTATAAAAAAATGACTAAAAAACTAACAAAGAAAGAAAGAGAAGCCTACGCATCGATTGGACAGCGTGGTGGTATGGCCACGCTCAAAAAGCATGGTAAGAAGCACATGAGTGATATTGGAAAACTTGGAATGAAAAAACGTTGGTCTAAACCAGCATTAAATAAATAACGTATAAACGTATGAGTAACGAACAAGAAAAACTAAAAGAGCCGGTAGTTGATACATCAAAGCTACCACCTAACGAGAAAGACCTTCCTGTTAGAATGAAAGAGTTTAATAAAGACCTAGGAATCCTACTTGCTAGGTATGAGCTTCAGCTTATTGCTTTACCAAAGATTTTGCCAGATGGTAGAACTACTGCTGATCCAATGATTATCAGCTCACGTAAGCCAGAGAAGAAAGAGGGCGAAGAACCAGTAACTGCAGATGATCCAGCAAAAAATCCTCCAGCTGATTATAAGAATGATGAAGTTAAAAAGGATGGCGGAATAGAAAACCCTGAAGCATAACATATGGATATCTTCTTAGGCATAATTATAGGCATCATAATCTCTACTTTGATATTTTCAATACTAGCATTTTTTAGAGCTGGAATTGAAAAAAGAGTAAAGATTATTGAAACAGTGCTTGGTACTGCCGGACCAAAGCCAAAGGGTGCTGTATATATGCCAGAGGAAGATATTGAAATAGAACGTAAAAAAATTATTAAGAAAAATCGTGAAGCCGGCAGAGATACTAATTTTGAAGAACTAAGATAAAAAACATTATGTCTAAAGAAAAATCAAAAATTATCCCAAGAGGTGAATGGTTATTAATTAAACCAGTAGTGAATGATTCACTAGAAAATGAGAATGGCTTATCAATACCAGCAAATACTGAAAAGGAACAAAAATCCCAAGGAACAGTAGAGGCTGTCGGAGATAAAGTCAAAGGAGTTAAGAAAGATGATGTCGTTGTGTTTGGAACTTTCGCAGGAGAGCAGTTAAAGGTAAAAGAAAATGGTCAAGAGGTTGATTATAAATTAATTCTTGATGAGGACATTATTGCTTTTATCAAATAGCTATGGATAACAATAAAAAGTTTGGCTGTAGATGTGGCCAACCTCACAATTTAATAAAGATAGGAGAAAATCCACAGCAGACTTGGGAGCGTTGCCAAATCTGTAATAAAACGTTCCGATGGAATAAGGGTTATCGAGGCAGACTTAATAATGCTGAATATCTAAAAGCGCATATAAGACAGTTTGCCCAAAGTTTTGGAGCAACGAAAAGGATCTACATGAAATTGTACGAGCCTGAGAAAACTATTATAAACATATGACTAGAAAACAAGTAAGAAAAAGAAGAACTCTAAGAGGGTTCGGCCAGAAGAAAGTATTGATAATTTACAAGACAAAAAGATTGTTTAAGTTTATTGATTGTCCGATGCCACTTTCTTATTGGAATTGGATAGTTAGATTCAAAAGTTTATTTAGTTTTAAAAAATATATTTAATAAATAAAAAAACGTATGAGTAATGTAGAAGTAATTCAAAAGAACACTTTTGAAGTAATCAAATCAGCAGTTAATAAGACTGTGGATCTAATCAAACCTACCTTTGGCCCAGCAGGGAATAAGGTTATTATTAGCAAGCTAACCCATGCAATGATTGTAGATGATGGTGTGCAAATTGCGAGAGATTTAGAGCTAAAAGACCCAGTTGAAAATGCTGTAATGAAAGTAGTTAGAGAAACTGCTATTAAAACTAATGACAGAGTAGGAGACGGAACAACAGGTGCGCTTATTATCTTACAGGCAATCATGCAAGAAATATCTAAATTGTCTAACATAGATGGTCGTAAAATTGAGAAAGAACTAAAAGCATCTCTAGTTGAATGCAAGAAACAATTATTGGCCATGGCCAAGCCAATTAAAACAAGAGAGGAACTGTACAAGGTTGCTCTTGTTAGTTTTGATGACGAAAAGGTTGCTAATTTGATTGCTGATGCTTGGTTTAAAATGGGAGTTGATGGAATGCTAACTGTGGATAAATCAGGAACAATGGAAACAGAGCTAGACATGGCAGACGGAGTTAAATTGACCAGAGGGTATATCAGCCCATACATGATTACAGACCCACAGAGAATGGAAGCTGTTATTGAAAAGCCATACATTCTACTTACAGATTACAGATTAACAGAGGTTAATGATGTTCTAGGTATAATGAATAAATTATTAACAAAGCAAATTGTTAATTTAGTAATTATAGCCGAGAATGTTGAGGGAACTGCATTGTCAACTGTTATTATTAATAAGATTCAGGGAAAGTTTAACGCAGTAGCCATAACTATGCCACCAACAGATGCTAATTTGATTGAGGACTTGGGAATGATTACTGGTGGTAAAGTATTCTCAGAGAAAAAGGGAGACAAACTCGAGACTGTTGAGATTAAAGATTTAGGTAGAGCAAGAAAATTCATTGCTAGAGGAAGTGAATCTATAATTGTTGGACCAAGAGGAGATAGGTTTATTATTAAAAAAGCAATTGATGATTTGAAAATTGCACATGAGAACTGCAAGGTGCCATACGAAAAGAAGAAGCTCATGGAACGGATAGGAAGATTTACTAATAAGATTGGTGTTCTTAAAGTAGGTGCTCCAACAGAGAATGAAGTAAATGCTGTTAAGTATAAGGCAGATGACGCAGTAAACGCTGTTAGAGCTGCTTATAAGGGTGGTGTAGCCTGCGGTGGAGGAATAGCACTAGCTAACCTAAAAACATCAAGCAACATCATGAAAGAGGCATTGCAAGCTCCATTCAGGCAGTTGAAACTTAACGTTGGCCTAGATAATCATGCCGAACTAACCAAGGATGATGCAATCAATGTAGTCACCGGCGAGATTGGAGATTACCTAAAGGTTGGAGTAATGGACCCAGTTGATGTCTTAATCGCTCAGCTAGAAAGCGCTGTATCAATCGCCTCAATGCTAGTGACAACAAGTGGGCTAATTGTTGAAAAACCTCAACAGATCAAACAACAGAATTAATATATGGATATTCAAGATCGTCTAATAAGCGAGATAAAACCATACGGAAAGAATGCGAAGGTACATCCAGCGAAACAGATTGATTTAATAGCGAAGTCTATCAGTGAATTTGGTTTTAACCAGCCTATAGTTGTTGATAAAGATGACATTATTATTGTTGGACATGGTAGATATTTCGCAGCAACTAAATTGGGTCTTGAAAAAATACCAGTAACAAAGGTAGAAATAAGTGAGGAGCAGGCAAAGGCTTATAGATTAGCCGATAACAAGCTGAATGAATCAGAGTGGGATATGGAACTTGTTGTCCAAGAGCTTAAAGAATTGTCTGTTCCAATGATTGACCTAACAGGCTTTGATAGAGATTTAATCCTAGAGAATAATGACAAGGATGATGAAGTGCCTGATGTCCCTGTGGACCCAAGAAGTAAGCTGGGAGATGTTTATCAGATAGGAACTCATAGATTACTGTGTGGAGATAGCACTAAGATTGAGGATGTTGAGAAGCTAATGGATGATAAAAAGGC